TCGCATCGGCAACAGCTAAGCTCTGTTTGAGGATGTGCGGCTCGCCCTTTTTGGCGATGCGATAGACTTGCGCAGGCGTCACGCTCGCGGCTTTTGCCGCTTGATCGCGTGTGAGGTCGCGCTGTGCGACAAATAGACTGTCAAGGTTCATGGGGTGTTCTCGTTGTGTTTGTCGATATGCTCGCCCATCTTTCGTGTTGATTCCATAAGGGGCAGTCCAGCCTCTGTTGGAATGTAGATTGTGGTTGCCCGGTTGAAGTCATTTTTCCGAACCCACAGATAACGAATGTAGTCCTCGGATAGAGCACCGTTCTCGATCATCATTGCTTCAGCCATGCCCTTAGCGCGTTCGATTTCAGACATAGCGTTTAATTTCTCAGCCTCTAAGTTTGCTTTCGCAGACTCGATTTTGATTTGTCGATTCTGCTCGGCTCGCTTTAGTTCAGCTTGTCCAGTCATGCCCTGTTCCCATACCCTATATGTTGGGTACCCCCAATACCATCTCCAAATGACTTCTAGGGCTTGTTGGTTGCGTTGTTCGTGTAGGTTCATAGATTCTCCGTTGGTTACGTGGCGAGTCTATCAACGTATGTGTTGCGTTGTCAATAGTCGGAGGTTTGCTAGATTCCATCCATGGCGACCACGCTGACGATACAGGGGCCCAAGCTCTATCCGAAACAGCACGCGGCGATTTTCGATCCTGCGCGTCACTGCTTCATTGAGGCGAGCACGAAGGCGGGAAAGACCCTTGGGTGCATCATCTGGCAGTTTGATCAATGCTGCAAAAAGAAGGGGCATCACTGGTGGGTGGCGCCCATTCGAAAGACGGCGCGGATCGCGTATGAGCGCGCAAAGAATTTGCTACCCAAGAATGTTATCATTGCAACAAACGAGACCGAGCAAACCATCAAGTTGATCAATGGGTCCACGTGGGCGTTTTTGTCGGGTGAGAAGCCTGACGGCCTTTACGGTGAAGATGTCCAGAGCGTGGTTATTGACGAGGCCTCACGTTGTCGGCAGGCGGTATGGGACGCGATCCGTTCGACGCTGACAGCGACACGCGGAAAAACACGCGTGATCGGAAACGTAAAGGGTCGAAAGAATTGGTTCTATAAGCTTGCTCGACGTGCTGAATACGGCGCCGAAGGCTACGCTTTTCACAAACTGACAGCCTACGATGCGGTTGAAGGCGGGGTCCTCGATATTCGAGAGATCGAGGAAGCCGAGCGTGACTTGCCTCCGCATGTGTTCGCAGAACTCTACAAAGCCGAGGCGAGCGAGGATGGTGCGAATCCATTTGGCATCACCAATATTGACGCGTGCGTCGGTGCGCTTGCGCCCGGTCCCGCGCTTGTGTGGGGTATTGACTTGGCGAAGTCAACCGACTTCACATGCCTTGTCGGCTTGAACAAAGATGGCGATGTGTGCGCCTTTGAGCACTTCCAACAAGGTTGGCGGATCACGGTCAACCTGATTCGCTCCATTGTTGGTGATGCAGATGCGCTCGTTGACAGCACAGGCGTCGGGGATCCCGTGCTTGAATTCATCGATGAGGAAAACTTCGAGGGCTTCGTGTTTACCTCCAAGTCAAAACAACAGTTGATGGAAGGCTTGTCGCTCGATTTTGGGCAGCGGGCGTTTTGTGTGGGGCCCGATGAAGGGATCAACTCGATCTTGATCGAAGAACTCAAAAGCTTTGAGTTTGAACATAGGCGAACGGGAGTTCGCTACAGCGCGCCCGATGGGCTTCATGATGACGCCGTTTGTGCGCTGGCGCTAGCGCGTAGAAAATATAAAGAAATGCAATACAGCACATGGTGGTGAAATGAGCAACGAAATTAGATACGACGCCTTTGTTAACCTTTTGTCAGGCTTTGGCACAGATAAAGACCGAACAACACAGAACCGAACGCGAGAGATGCGCGAGCTTGATCAGGTTGAGCTTGAGATCCAATATCGCGACAATCACTATGCGGCGCGCGTGATCGACTTGTTGCCAAACGATTCGGTGCGACGCGGGTTCGTCACCACCACCACCGAATCTGATGACGGGGCGAGTCCTTTTGAGGATGACTTCAAGCGGCTTGGTCTAATCAATGCACTCAACCAATGCGACAAGTGGGCTCGCCTCTATGGCGGGGCTGCGGTCATTCTCGGCATCGATGATGGACAAGAGGAAAGCATGCCCGTCAACATGGCACGCGTTCGCGGGATTGACTGGCTCTATGTGGTAGATCGGTATAGCTTGACGCATGGGCCGCTTGAGGGAGACCCCGCGGCACCTTGGGGGTTCGGTAGACCATCGAGCTATACCGTCAACTTGAACGATTCTGGGGCGTTTCTAGGCGGATCTGAGCAGCTTTCAAACGGGACCAAGATTCACGCATCTCGAATGATTCGAATGTATGGTGTGGATCTTCCGCCAAGCCTTCGAAGCGAGGAAGACTATTGGGGTGATTCCATCTTGCAGCGCGTCAATCAATCCATGGCAAACCTGAACATGGTTGAGCGCGCGATCGGAAACATCGTGCATGTGTTCAATCAGCCGATTTTCAAGAAGTCCGGACTGGGAAAGATCGTCAAGAGTAATGATGGGAAAAAGCAGTTGGCCGAGATCTTCAGCGCGATGAACTTGGCACAGTCGATGCTTGGCATGATGATCGTGGATAAGGATGAAGACTTTGAGCGCAGAAGCACCAACGTATCGGGTCTTGACGCGATGTATGACCGGATCGCGCAAAGCTTCGGTGCAGCTTTCGGCGGGCCGCTGACGCTTGTTTATGGCACAAGCCCATCAGGATTTGGCACCGATGACGCGGCAGGCAACCGAAACTGGCAGAACAATGTTCGCGCCAATCAAGCCGAAAAATACGTGCCCGCCATTCTTTATGTGGCTACGCTGTTGATACAGGCGAACAATATGGCGGGTGCACCAACCACAGAGCCGAGACCGCTTGAAGAGCCCACTGAAGAACAGGTTGCGCAAACGCTTAAGACGGTTTCAGAGGCTGCGGCGATCCTCATCGATCGCGGCGTGCTGCGACCGAGCGAGGCAAGAACCTCGATCAAGACGGGATACGCTCACGTGATTCAAATCACCGAAGACGAAGTGGTCGGCTTTGATCCCGACAATGAACCACCGATGCCTGAGACTGAGCCCGCGCAGCTTGAGGACAATGCAGCCAGCACACCAGCGGATCCGAGCGAGCGTGTACGAGGGTCAAAAAAGAATCCCAAGGGCAGCGCAAGCGGCGAGCGCGGGGGCATAAAGATTAGCGCCACGCAAGAGAAAGCGCTTCAAAACAAGATTGAAGCGCACAACGAAAAGCACAATGCAGCCTCAAAGAAGGCAACCATGGGCGCGCTAAAGGCTGTGTATCGTCGAGGCGCAGGCGCATTCAGCACAAGCCACAGGCCGGGCATGACACGAAGCGGATGGGCCATGGCGCGCGTCAACGCGTATCTGTATCTCTTGCGAAACGGCAAGCCTGAGAAGTCGAGCTATACAAGCGATTTTGATCTCTTGCCTGCCTCGCATCCGAAGTCCACAAAGAAAAAGGATGACGAGGGGCACACGCCGCCCAATGGTGTGCAAGCGGCTGCGGCGCGAGGGCTGAAGCTTCGTGAAGAGTTTGGCCGGGGCGGAACCGCAACCGGGATCGCGCGGGCACGTGATTTATCGAATGGAAAGAGCGTCAGCGCCGAAACGATTCAACGCATGGTCAACTTCTTTAATCGGCACCAGAAGAATAAGAACACGCCGCCCGAGGAAGGAAACGGCAAGATTGCATGGCTCTTATGGGGTGGAGATCCGGGCCGACGCTGGGCAGAAAAGGTGCTTCGTCAGATCGAGAAAGACAAAGGCTAGCCCTTATTAGCGGTGAAGGTGCATGTGGCGAGCTAGCTCGCACTCGAAGACGGGCTCGATCGATCCTCCGTTAGCATAATACGCCACAATAGCGCGGCGCTCATCTTCGCGCATGTAGCGGTCGAGCATGACCTGCGCCTGCTCACGCGCCTCCGATGTGAACGCGGTGTTGGTCGCGTCAGTCTTGAGAGAGTTGATGATGGTTTCGAGTTGAGCGTTAGTAAGGTTTTTCATGTGTCGTCTCCGTTGTTACAGTTAGAACTATAGGGAAGCCCGACCACAAAGTCAACTGTTATGTTGAAAAAAAATAAAAAAAGTTTCGAGTATGCGTTTGGCTTTGAGTTCATGGGGCCGAGCGTGCATTTGGATCAAGCGATCAATGTGCCGCGTCCGGCAGAATGGGACCAATTGGCGAAGGATTATCAGGAAGATCTCTTTCAGGTCATCGCCAAAGACCAGCCAGAGAGGATGCGTGTGATCGTGGCTGCGTATAATCCGCCGCGCGAGGATGGGATGCGCGTCGATCAGATCGATGATGCCTTGGCGGCGGTTAACGGGTTTGAGCTTGCCTTTGTTCGCGACGCTCAATCCCAAGCGACTGCAACCATGATCAATAGCCACTTGACCAAGCTCGATGCCCACAACAAGCGAGATTTCGATCGCACGATGCGCGTCGCAGGTTTGAACCCGCAACAGAACGATTTCACACTTCGCATATTGCTTGCGCAGTCGAATAGGGTGAATGTCTCCAAGATCACGTCTGTGGGTCGTCAGTACCACGAGGAGCTTGAGCGTGTTTTATTGTCCGCCTTTGAAGATGGATGGAGCCGTAAAACACTTGCAGATCAAATCAATATGCGTTTCGGCGTCTCGAAATCTCGAAGCGACTTCATCGCGTGGAATGAAATGGGCAGCTTAAATTCCTCGCTTACAGAATATCGACACACTCAGAATGGAATCATCGGATATGTGTGGAGAACAAGCCAAGACGAGCGTGTTAGGTCTAGCCACGCTGAGAAAGATGGAAAAACATTCCAATGGAATA